CCCTCTGCTATATCCCATATTTCCATATTATTACTCCTCTATCTTTATGGTTTCAATAATTACATTACACTTAGTATCTTGAATAGCTTCAGCTTTCGAATCTATAGCTTCCCAGATACAATGGTGGTCTGAGTATACCCATGCACCATGAGCAGAATTAGTTACAATTACTACAAATAAATCCATACTTTACCCCTCTATATAAACGTGTGGTCTATTGTTTTCATCTAAAATTAATATGGCATACTCTGCATTATATATCGGCTCATGAGTGTCCACATCATAAAAATACCCGTACTTGTACGGATCATATTTAACTTTTCTTAGCCCATTAGTGTTGGGCTGTGCGTCCAAAGTTTTCATCTCACCTTTTAAAAAGGCATGGACATTTTTCTGCTTATCCCTAAGTACAGCCGCTCTACCACCTGCTCGCACTACAAAAATTGGACGTTCCACTTTTACAGTTTTTGCATAGGATACCGGCACACTTTTTGCACGGATAGAGTATATCCTTTTGTTAATATTATAATAAATTTCTCTAATCATTCTACACCTCTCTATTGATTAGACACAATTCTAGCGTCTGGATTTTATGTCCAGTCACAATTATATCGTACTTTTTCTAAGTAGATATAATACTAAGCCATCACAAATTATGCAATGGCTCAGGTTATATTTACTTTAAGTTATTGATTAAGCAGATTTTTTCTTGCTTACTGTAGCACGTTGCGCTTGCAATGCGGCTATCATAGCTTCAAGTTGATCGGGTCTAGCCGTTGCCATGCGTGCCGCCCAAGCCGCAGGATCAAAAGCTTTCGGCTCAGTATCAGTTGAAAAAGCTTTCTTCCAATTACTACCACGCATTGAAACGCTACCGGCTACATCGGATAAAGCTTTGACAGCACTATTAGAAAGTTTAGCGTCTTTGATTTGAATAGATAAAGCTTTTTTAGTTTTAGGATCGGTTTTAATTTTCGCACCAATATATATTTTACCAAATGTAAAACGTATTGCGCTAGCAATATCTTTATCGTTTCTATTTATTGCCGCATTATGAATTTTAACTATTGATGTAGTGTCTCTTTTTTCTACTACATGATTTACAATAGTTAAAAAATGTTTACCTAATGTTACAGCGTTTCCGATATTAGTTGAAAAATTGTTAATTGTATTTTCAATAGTCATTTTTTTTAATCCTCTCTATAAAATTAATGACAAACGATTTTTACCAAAGCAAAAACCATAATAGGCACAAGATAAATTATCTCATGCCTACAAGCTTTTTACTTTACTTACTTTTGAGCGGTTATGCGTACTATTAAACCCGTGCTAATAGGTTTTAATAAACTAGCCACTTGCTATAAAATATTTTGATAAAATCAAACGTTATAATCTTATAGCGCATTGCTAATTAGCACTATATCTCTTTTTCATTTTCGCATTTTGCTATGCTATGCGATACCCTTTTAAAACCCTTGCTTTATTCTTAAGCTTCCTAAAACCGCTTGCGCTTTTTGAAACTATCCCCTGACTGTATGTTTAAGAATACACTTATTGAACATCTATCAATTTTGGGAAGCGTCAACTTGCCCTAGTCATTAACTAGGTAGTGAAGGCTAAACTCTAAAAGATTAGGCTTATATTCGGTATCTAATCACGTTACCATAATGATTAGGTTGTTTTACTAATATGGAAAAAACTACCCTTAGTAATACACCAACAACAAAGTGCCTAAGCTTTATAACTTAACGATAAGCGCAATTTAAATTGATTATCTGTTATGGTAGTTTTTAAATTTCAAATAACGTAGGAGGGTCTAAAGTTTGAAAATCTCACTCCGAAAATCAACTCCTAAAAATCTTAAATCATAATATCAAAATAACGTCAAGCAAATAATTCAATTTTTTTTCGAGATTAAATTGGTGGTTAAATTGAGGGTTTTATCAGCAGCTTAAAAAAAATTTTTTTTGTATATAATATGTGTAGTGACTGGACAAAAGAACAAAAGTAGAACAAAAATAGGGTGATTGATGAACAGTGTTTGTCGGGTACTCAACCTTATAAAAAAGCCTTTACCCCTCTAGAAACGGCTTAAAATGGCTCTGAGCGTTTTGTTATCTTTATGTTTACTATTTGTTCTACTAATTTAGTTTAAGGTTAAATTACTTTTGAAATATAGTTTAACGTTAAACTACTTTATATATTTTCGTTTAGAGTTAAACAAATTTATAGTTGTGCATGATTTAATGCTTTTTTGTGATTACAAATTCAAAATGTTATAATGTAACAGTGCAATAATGGTATTCTTAATAGTATATTGTGTAAAATACTTAATAAATACAGTATGTTAAACGAAAAAGAGATACTTTTTTTATCTTTTGACCTAGTGTTATGTTATAACATAGCATACCGGTATGGGACACTGGGGGTACCTACGTATATATATACCCAGAATGACAGAAATTAGGAAAATTAGGTTGTTAACCACATTGTTTTAAACTTGTTACAATTGAAACAATACGTGTATAAATTAATACTTGACAGCGGGGGCATTATGAGATATAATTATGTATACATAACGTATTACTTAAAGCTTAACTTAACTCTACTATTACTAAAATAATTAAAGTTAATAGATACTAAGAGTAATACTTAAAGTAATACTTAAAGTAATACTTTACCTATACTAGTAACGATAAGGATTTTTACAACTTTTTTCTGTCGTCCCTATAAAAGTACTTGCTTTTCCCAAAACTTAAAGTATAACTAGCAATGTCCAAGAAAAAAATGTATGCTTCGGATTCCGTCATAGAGGAATTTTACAAAGCACTAGCTGATAACAACGAAGCAAAATTACGAAGAGTACATATACCACGTTCAGACGTATTCTATGTACGAGAAGCTATTCATCAAAACACAGGCGTTAGGTATACTCTAGATAGAGTAGAACGTGCTATGTATTTGGAGGGGCATCTTAATAAGCAGGACGTGTTAGACCCCGAAAGAATAAGAGATTGGGAATAATGGTAGAAGAATACGACTTAGATGGGAACGGTAAACTGGACGCTGAAGAACGTGCTATCTATTTAGAAGATAGACGTAGAAAGATGGAAGATGAAGATGCCAAGCGTGATGCCCAACGCAACATGACTTGGTTTGCTTTATCAGGAATGGTACTCTATCCTATGGGTATCTTTCTCTGTACACTACTTGGCATGGATACAGCAGCAATGTTAATAGCTGATATTGCTAACATCTATGTCGTATCTGTATCAGCACTTGTCGGTGCATACTTTGGGTTTACAGCAATGGGGAATAAGAAATGATACAAGGTTTGATCGGACCTATAGCTAGTCTAGCAGGTACTTGGCTTAACGGTAAAGTAGAACAAAAAGCTGCACAGAATAAAGTTAAGGTAGCTAAAGCAGAAGCAGAAGCACAGATAATGCTTTCAGCTGCTACCAGTGAAGCTGAGTGGGATCGCATTATGGCGAAAGCATCAGCTAACTCGTGGAAAGACGAATGGTTGACTATTTTGTTTTCAATACCACTAATCCTAGCATTTTGTGGAGACTGGGGCAGACAAATAGTAGCAGATGGTTTTCTTGCTTTGGAAGTTATGCCAAGCTACTATCAATACACACTAGGCGTAATCGTATCTGCATCTTTCGGTGTAAGGGCAGCTACCAAGTTTTTTAGGAAATAAAAAATGTCAGAAAAAGATAAAAAAATACTTGAATCATATAAGACTGCGGCAGGTGCTCAACAAGCAGGTAGTGATGCAGATTTTAAAAAGTTAGTAGAACGAGTTAATAAAGATATTGACAAAATAATGGATCGTAGTATGACTCGTGCAGAATTTAAGAAAAAATATGGTCGTAGTGTAGGAGCAGTACAAAAGATTATTTATGCGGCAGCTGCAGGTTCAAGAAGTAAAAATTGGAAAAAAAGAGGTTATTCTGAAGCTGCATCTATAGCAGATGAGTATGAAAAAAAATTAAAAAAAGAATCGAAAAAATCGAAAGCAAAAGTAAAAACAGATAGAAAGTTTACACCACAGGATTACCGTAAAGGTGGTATGGTTTTATCTGTAGTAGACAATAGGAATAAAAAGTAATGGCATTTAAATTAAGCAGACGTAGTCTTGACAGACTAAAAGGTGTTGATGATAGAATGGTAGCAGTTGTTAAACATGCTATTACAGCAACAACCACTGACTTTGGAGTTATCCAAGGTTTAAGAACTTTGGAACAACAAAAAGAGTTGTATGACAAAGGTGCAAGCCAAACGATGAAAAGTAAACATCTAGACGGACTAGCAGTTGATCTAATGGCTTATATTAATGGTCGTGGCTCCTGGGAATTAAACTTGTACGATGACTTAGCTGACGCTATGAAAGAAGGTGCAGACTTTGTCGGATGTAAAGTTCGTTGGGGTGCAGCTTGGCACATAGATAATATCGGTGACTACGAGGGATCTATGGAAGATGCAATGAATGAATATATTGATCTACGTAGATCTCAGGGACGTAGACCTTTTATTGATGGACCACATTTTGAATTGATGGTATAAAGATGGCAACAACTAAAGACGTAGAACGTCTACCTAGTGGCAAATTAAAATATCGGGGTGAAACATTTCCGGGTTATAATAAACCAAAAAAAACTCCCGGTGGATCTAAGAAGTCTGCTGTTCTTGCTAAGAAAGGTAAGGAGGTAAAGATTGTTCGTTTTGGTGATCCCAACATGAGTATTAAAAAAGACCAACCAGCTAGACGTAAAAGCTTTAGGGCAAGACATAACTGTGATACAGCAACTGACAAGTTTACTGCACGTTACTGGTCTTGTAGGGCTTGGTAATGTGGTTGGCTATAGTATTAGCTTGTGGTACACCATACGCTCATTCGTGTATTGTGTATGCAAAAAATGATGTTTTATTTCCAACAGAAGAAGCATGTAAAGAAGAAACAGCTATGGGTGTAGATATAATGGAAGCACAAGGTTTCTTTGCTAGACCTGCCTGTTTTAAAATTGGAACAAACTTATAGGAGTTTAAAATGAAGAAGTTATTATTAGCGACTGCAGTAGCAGTTGCAGGAACATCAGTATCGGCTATGGATATTGGATATGGATTATCTATCGGTGCTGAAACAGATATGAGTTATACAACAGGAACAGAAACATGGGAACTAGATGTTACCCCTAAAGTAAGCATGGGTGCTTATGGAGTTTCTTTTTCTACTGAAACAACTATTGACGTGTTAGACATTAACAACGGTGACATCTTTACCGGACTAGACTGGAAAGCTGAATATGCTTGGAAAGGTCTAACAACTTACACAGAAGTATCGTCAGATGCAGATTTTGAATTTGGTGATATTACAATGGGTGTAAAGTTTTCATTTTAATTAGGAGTACCTAATGGCTAAGAAAAAAAGTACAGTAAATGTTGCTGGTAACTACACCAAACCGACCATGCGTAAAAACCTCGTTGCCAAAGTTAAAGCCGGTAGCAAAGGTGGCAAACCCGGACAATGGTCGGCACGAAAGGCCCAGATGGTTGCAAAGCAATACAAAGCAAAAGGAGGAGGATACAGATGAGAAGGTATTTAAAAAGACTATGGTGTGCCTTGATAAATCGTAAATGTAATCCAGAATGTGAGTGTTGTTAGGTGGCACTTTCTAAATCTCAAAAAAGTTTAAAGTCTTGGACAAAACAAAAGTGGAGAACCAAAAGTGGTAAGCCTAGTGCTAAGACTGGTGAGCGTTATTTACCTTCTGCGGCTATTAAGTCTCTTAGCAGCGCTGAGTATGCCGCTACAACCAGAGCTAAAAGAAAAGGCACGAAGGCAGGTAAGCAGCATGTGGCTCAACCTAAGAAAATCGCAAAGAAAACGAAATCTTTTAGAGCCTCTAAGGGTGGTGTTACCAGAAAGAAAAAGTAATGGCTAAAGATCCTAAAGTAGGTACAGGTAAAAAACCTAAAGGTTCTGGTCGTAGACTATACACAGACGAAAACCCAAAAGACACAGTATCAATAAAATTTGCTACTATAGCTGATGCAAAAGCTACCATAGCAAAAGTAAAAAGAATAAAAAAACCTTACGCAAGGAAAATTCAGATCTTGACAGTAGCCGAACAACGTGCTAAAGTAATGGGAAAAACTGCAATAGCTAATTTATTTAAACAGGCTAAAGCAGACTTGCGAAGGAAACATAAAAAAGATGGCGTATCTAACAAGTAGCATTCCTCACTTTAAAGCGTGGGTCAGAAGAGAATACACAAAAAACTTAGAAGAGTATCATGGAGAGTTCCTACATTGTATGGTCATTGGTGTCACTACTATGCCAAACCGGACTCTCAGCTTTCAAGTTATTTTTACAGGCTGCGAGTCTGATGATAGTGATAGCCCCAATATACATGGTGGTGCGATGTGGGCTAGATTACCTCTTGTAGCTCTAGTGGCAGATACCCCCCTAGAAGATTGGCCAGAAGAGTTACCACCTTATCTAGCTCAACCTTGGGATTGTATGTCGCACCACCACAGTGTGTACAAATTAGAAAGAGCAACTCCAGCTCCTTGGATAGCCAAGGTAGACGGAGAGTTCTACCCAGCTAAATATTATTTTACTGTAGACTATACTGACAGTGAAGTTGCAGATGACCCAGCGCAACATAAACAATCTCATGTATTGGAGTTGTTAGATGCTGGAGAGTATACTGGTAACATGGTTGCGTTACCCAATAATAGAGTGAGAGTAACTCACCCAGCTTGGTTTGAAACAGGAGAAGGTGCTCCTGACTTTAGGCCAAATCAACATATATACAACTCGAAAGAACACGTAGACTATGTTTGGGATACGCAACGAGTTTTTAATAATTTATATAGTGAGGATAAGGAATATCAATGAAACATGGCATGAAGAAAAAAGGTTACGCAAAGGGTGGCATGAAAAAGAAAGGTTATGCAGCCGGTGGTCTTAAAATGGTTAAGAATAAAGATGGAGATATGGTTCCATTCTATGCTGCCGATGGTAAAGGTAAGATGAACAAAGGTGGCATGATGAAAAAGAAAGGTATGGCTAAAGGTGGAGCTATGATGAAGAAAAAAGGTATGGCTAAAGGCGGTGCTATGAAGAAGAAGGCATACGCTAAAGGTGGTAGAGTTGCTACGTACAACCAAGGCGGCATGGTTAAAAATACAGGCACAATGAATACAGGTATTAAAACTGCCAAGAATACTTATAAATAAGGAACAGTAACATGGCTATGTCACTTAAAGAATATTTAAATAGTAAAATAAAATCAAAAGGTTCTAGTATAACTAAAGAAAAAGCTAAGGCTAAAAAGTATAAAAGTATTTCAGCAGCAAAAAAAGCTGGAGCACTTTACTATACTAATAAAGATGGTAAAGTAATGGCAGCTGTTTATGCAGAAGATCTAAAGAAAGCTAAACCTAAAGTAAAACCAATACCAAGACCTAAACCTAGACCTAAACTTGGTGCAGGTAAACAACCAAAAGTAGAAACTAGAGTTCTCAGCCCTCACACAACCGGTGGTGGTCGTGGTGATGGTAAAATAGAAATGACTGCTAGAAAAAGAGCCAATATAAAACCTATAACTAATATTCAAATTATAAGAATGGTTAAGACTGCATTAGGTCCAGAAGAAGTTAAAAAATTAAAAAAGAAAAATAAATTATCAGAAGCTGATAAAGCTAGAGTAAAAAAGATTTTTAAACAGGTTCAAAAAGAAACAGGGGATGACCCTAAAACCCTTATGGATAATGTGGCAAGATTTTTTAGAGATTTACAAGCAGCAGGTGGAATTGGTAATATAAGATCTTACAGAAAAGGTAAAGACCCTCGTAAATGACTGAACCTAAATACTTTACTAAGGCAAAAAACTTATCTGCTACATCAGGTGGGGCAAGTGGTGACGTAATATACACTTGCCCTAATAATTTTATTTCGTTAGTTAAACTTATACTTGTATCAAACGGTGCAACCGGTGCTAAAAAATATAGTATACAGTGGTATGAATTAGCTACAACTACTTATCATAGTATTGTTGATGAGGTTAGTTTAGCAGCAAGTACAAATGAAAAAGTTATTGAAGGTGGTTCCTGTATAGCACTATCTGAGGGTGATAAAATTATAGGCTTTGAAGAAAGCAGTTCAGATTTTCATGTTACAATATCTGGTGAAGAATACTATCAACCAACTTAATGCATAACGGGGTTGCAATATTGTCTATAGTATGTTATAACTAATTGAATATAACTACTCCTGCCTAGTTAGGGCTAACATTTAAAGGAGTAGAAAATGTTTAAAGCATATTGTAACCGAATCTTAGAAGCAATTCAAGTAGCACAGCAAAAACGAGCAGACTATCAAACACTAATGAATTTATCTGAACGTGAACTTAGAGATTTAGGAATTGGTAGATCTCAAATAAGAGAAAAAATTTATGGCGAGAGAACTCACTGAAAAACAACAGGCATTTTTAAACGCATTGTTTAATGAAGCTAGAGGTAATCCTGTTCAAGCTAAAAAGCTTGCAGGATATGCCGATGGCGTGTCTACAACTTCTGTAATGGCTCCGTTAAAAGAGCAGATTGCAGAAAAAACTAGAGATTTTATTGCAACAAGTGGCCCAAAAGCTGTGTGGTCAATGATGCATGTATTAGAAAACCCCACCGACTTGGGCAATAAAGAGAAAATGGCAGCAGCTAAAGACTTTCTAGACCGAGCTGGCTTTGTAAAAACAGAAAAAGTTGAAGTAAAATCAGAAAGCCCTTTGTTTATTTTGCCTCCGAAAGCAGATGAAGACTAAAACTTGGCAGTTACCTAAACCTGAAAAGGTAGATGATGAATATGAGTGGGTTCCAGTAGTAAGAATTGGTAGAACTATACCCTTTGGCTACAAACAAGACCCAGAAGATGCAGATATTTTACTACCTATACCAGAAGAACTAGAACTTTTTGAAGAAGCTAAGAAACATTTAAAGAGATATAGTTATAGAGAAGTATCTGCTTGGTTAAGTACAACCTCTGGTAGAATGATCTCTCATGTAGGTTTATTTAAAAGGGTAAAACTTGAGCAAAGACGTAAGAACGCAGCTTCAGTCCAAGATTTCTATGCCCAAAGGTACAAAGCGGCAGCAGAAAAGGCGGAGAAGCTCGAAAAAGAAAGAATTGGTGCAAGACGTAGAGTTGAAACCAACAACTCCGATCAGCACACCGGATATTGAAGTAGAACAGGTACAAAGAGAAATAATCTTTGAACCTAACCCCGGTCCACAGACAGACTTTCTAGCTTCAACAGAACAAGAAGTCTTATATGGAGGATCTGCAGGTGGTGGTAAATCATATGCGATGGTTGCCGACCCTGTCAGATACTTAAATAATCCAAATGCTCGTATGCTTCTTGTACGTAGAAGCACCGAAGAGCTAAGGGAACTTATCTCTGTTTCTAAACAGTTATATCCTAAAGCAATTCCGGGTATCAAGTTTATGGAACGAGATAAGACTTGGGTAGCCCCTAGTGGAGCTACACTCTGGATGTCTTACCTTGACCGTGACGATGACGTTATGAGATATCAGGGACAGGCATTTAACTGGATTGGTTTTGACGAATTAACGCAATGGCCTACACCCTATCCTTGGAATTATATGAGGTCACGTCTTCGTACAACCAAAGCTAGTGGGCTACCTTTATATATGAGAGCTACTAGTAACCCCGGTGGTCCCGGCCATCAGTGGGTTAAAAAAACTTTTATAGATCCAGAAACACCTAATAAACCTTTCTGGGCTACAGACCCTGATACTGGTGAGATTATCTGTTGGCCTAAAGGTCACACTAAAGAAGATGAGCCGTTATTTAAACGCAGGTTTATACCTGCTAATTTATTTGACAACCCTTATCTGGCAGATGATGGAATGTACGAAGCTAATCTTTTGTCGTTACCAGAACACCAACGCAGACAATTGCTAGAGGGTGATTGGGATATAAATGAGGGAGCAGCATTTCCAGAGTTTAATCGAAAGATTCATGTTGTAGAACCTTTTGATATTCCAAACAACTGGCCTAAGTTTAGAGCGTGTGACTATGGTTATGGCTCTTATACTGGAGTTGTATGGATAGCAGTTGCACCTGACGAGCAACTAATAGTATATCGTGAAATGTATGTTAGTAAAGTTCTTGCAACAGATTTAGCTGACATGATATTAGAAACAGAGTCAGAAGAAAAAATACGTTACGGTGTTCTTGACTCTTCATTGTGGCACAAACGTGGTGACACTGGCCCAAGTTTAGCAGAACAAATGATTGTTCGTGGTTGTAGATGGAGACCAGCAGATAGATCAAAAGGATCTCGTGTCTCAGGTAAAAATGAAATACATAGAAGATTACAGGTAGATGAGTTTACAGAAGAACCTAGAATGGTAATTTTTAATAACTGTAAAAATTTAATCTCACAACTACCAGCTATACCTTTGGATAAAAATAATCCAGAGGATGTAGATACAAAAGCAGAAGATCACCTCTACGATGCTTTAAGGTATGGTGTTATGACAAGACCAAAAAGTAGTTTGTTTGATTATACACCTGTTTCTAATACAGGGTTTCAAGCAAGTGATGCAACTTTTGGATACTGATATGTTAGTAACTTGCCCTAAGTGTTCAATAATTTATAATACAGATAAGTTTGATAGTTGTCCTAAATGTCAAGAACAATACGATTTTGATAACGGACCTTGGAAGGTAAAATAATGGCAGAAGAAGACGAAACTTTTGAAAACGAAATGGCAATGGACTCGATAGAAAGTCAAGCTATTGAAGATATGGAAAAAGAAACATACTCCGATCCATTAACGGGAAACATTGTAGGTTTAGTTAAAGATCGTTACAGTAAAGCTTCTACAGCTCGTGAGACAGAAGAACAACGTTGGGTAAAGGCTTATCGTAACTATCGTGGTTTATACGGACCAGATGTTCAATTTACCTCTACAGAAAAATCGCAGGTGTTTGTTAAGGTTACAAAAACAAAAGTACTTGCAGCTTATGGTCAAATTGTAGATGTATTGTTTGGAAGTAATAAGTTTCCTATATCTATTGACCCAACAACTTTACCAGAAGGTGCAGCAGAGTCTGTACACTTTGAGTCAAATGATAAAATGGATGAAGCTAAACAACAGTTTGGCCCAGAAGAAACTAAACTTAGACCCGGTGAAACTATTGTAGATTTAACTGAGCGTTTAGCTAGTATGGAACAAAAGTTAACACCAGTTGTAGATAAACTAAAAGAGGGTGAAGGTAAAACTCCTACAGAAATTACCATACATCCAGCAATGATTTCAGCTAAAAAGATGGAAAAGAAAATCCATGACCAGCTAGAAGAGTCCGGTGCAAGAAAACAATTACGTGTTGCAGCATTTGAAACTGCATTGTTTGGTACTGGAGTTATGAAAGGTCCATTTGCTGTAGACAAAGAATACTCTAATTGGAATGATGAAGGTGAATACTCACCTACGTTTAAAACAGTACCACAAACTTCTTCTGTATCTATCTGGAATTTTTATCCAGATCCTGATGCAGCTAACATGGACGAGGCCGAGTACGTAGTAGAAAGACACAAGATGTCTCGATCTCAAATGCGCACTCTTAAAAATCGTCCTTTCTTCCGTGAGAATGCCATCGACACTGCAATATCTATGGGTGAGTCTTATACCAAGGAGTGGTGGGAGCAAGTCATGGAAGATGATGCTCAAGAATCTAGATCCGAAAGGTTTGAAGTTCTTGAGTTTTGGGGGAACGTTGATACTGATGTCTTAGAAGGACATGATGTAGACATTCCAGATGATCTAAAAGATATGGATCAAGTATCCGTAAACATTTGGACATGTAATGGTCAAGTTCTCAGACTTGTCATGAATCCGTTCACCCCATCTATTATACCTTACTATGCAGTTCCATATGAGGTAAACCCATACAATATGTTTGGCGTTGGTCTAGCAGAAAACATGGACGACACCCAAACACTAATGAATGGTTTTATGCGTATGGCAGTTGATAACGCTGCACTGTCGGGTAACATGCTCATCGAGGTTGATGAGACAAACCTAACTCCGGGTCAAGACTTGTCGGTATATCCGGGCAAGGTCTTCCGCAGACAGGGCGGTGCTCCGGGTCAGGCTATCTTTGGAACTAAGTTTCCTAACGTATCAAGTGAAAACATGCAGATGTTTGATAAGGCGAGGGTATTAGCAGATGAATCGACAGGTTTCCCATCTTTTGCACATGGTCA